ATGGGGATCCATACCAGGAACGTCTTAACGGTCAAGTCGATCGGGGCTAGCAAATCGCCCAAGCTGCGCGACGGCGGCGGCCTGTGGTTGGTCACCAAGGGCGGCGGGCGCTACTGGGTATTCTCCTACACCTACGCCGGTCTCCGCCGAGAGATGGGACTCGGCCCTCTCCATACGGTCGGGCTCGCTGATGCACGCGATAAAGCCGAGAACGCTCGCAAGCTCATTCGGCAGGGCATAGATCCTCTTGCTGCCCGCGAGGAGGAGCGGGCTGACGCGCCGAAGCTTATGACGTTCGGGGAATATGCGGACGCGTTTGTCGATGCCGCCGTGCAGGCTGGCCGGTGGCGAGGCGCAAAAACTGAGGCAAGGTGGCGAAACCTGATTGAAAATCATGCAAAGCCGATCCGGGCGAAGTCGCTGGGGAGCATCAAAACGAAAGACGTTATTGCTGTCCTGAACCCAATATGGGGCTTGAAACAGGAGACAGCCGAGAAGCTTCGCGAGGTGATCGAGCGCGTGCTTGACGCAGCCAAAGTAGAGGGGCATCGTGTCGGGGACAATCCGGCCGCGTGGCGAGGCCACCTGGAACATCTGCTTCACAAGCCAAACGAACTAGTCGGCGCCGAGCACCACGCCGCGCTGCCGCACACCGAGGCGGCGGCCTTCATGAAGCAGCTATCAGAGGTAAGAGGAGTGTCCGCCAGAGCGTTGGAATTGTGCATCCTAACAGCCTGCCGTTCCGGCGAGGTTCGCTTTGCGATTTGGCCCGAATTCGATCTAGAAAAGAAGACCTGGCTTATACCCGCCATTCGCATGAAAGGCGGCAAGGAACACCGCGTAGCCCTGTCTGATAAAGCTGTCGAGATCCTCAAGTCGATGAAGGCACAGAGCGTCAACGAGTTCGTCTTTTCCGGTGTTCGAGACTCGAAGCCATTGTCGAATGCCAGCCTTGCCAAGGCCATGCGGTCGGCGGGCGGCAAAGACGTCACCGTCCACGGCTTTCGCAGCACCTTCCGCGATTGGGCTACCGAAGTTGCGCACGCTCCTCGCGAAATCGCGGAGGCTGCGCTGGCTCACGTTGTCGGCGATGCTGTTGAACGCTCCTACGCGCGATCAGATGCGCTCGATCGTCGTCGGAAGCTAATGCAAGACTGGGCGACTTATTGCTGCGCCCTGTAAACATTGAAATCTTACAAAGCGCGTCAACAGATTTATTGCAACCTGCGATAAATATCCATTTTGACTTTTGCGTAAGTTTACAGCACATTTTGAACATACCGTTCGAAGCCAATTGAGCTTCTCGCCGCCCCGCGCACCGTTGCGCCACGCATGCACGCCAGCCCGGCTGAGCCGGCTTTCACCCCGATAAATCGAAACAACTAACGGCTGGATTCCGTCCAGGCGAAGAGGAGGATGCTATGACCGCTGCGAATGATAATGCGCCGCTGCTGATTTCGCTGAATGATGCATGCAGGCTGACAAGTATGTCTCGTACAATGCTGAATCGGTACCGATCTGAGGGGCGCTTTCCTGTCGCCGTCGAGCTCGGAGATCGAAGAGTCGCATTTGTGCGGTCAGAAGTCACCGCTTGGGTACATGCCAAGATCGACGCCCGCGCTGGCTAATTTCTGGACATTTGTCGGGCTGCTGCCGACATAGCCACCGCCACCACAGTCACCATCATTTGCCGACCGGCCCTGCGCCGGCGAGAGGAGATCTATGCGCTGTATCCCTGACGAACCCCGTGCATCTCGCTTCATCCGTGATCGCCAAATCGCGCCCACACCGTCACCACGTGTCCGCGGATTCGGCCTCGCCATTGACTTTTTGAATGGATATCCAGCCGACGCTCGGGTTCTAGATCGCCATGCCCCGGCTTTGTTCCCGGAGCGGGTTGCGCTGACAGAAGGTGAGAATGGCGACCGGCGCCGTTTTGGCTTTGTCGAGTACTGGGCCGACGGCACACCGCCGAAATCCGGACTGCTTCGTTACGTCGGCGATGCCTTCTTCGCCGACCACCGGACCGCCGAGTTCGTATGGCAGGCCGTCATCGAAAAGATCGAGAATGATGCCGCCCGTACGACCCGAGCCGCTGCCGGCGTCCACGGCTGATGAGAATCCTCGCCCTCAAACCCATCGCCGATCCTGGCGGTGGGGCAATGAAACTCGTCGCGACTTTTGACTTGCAGCTTACCGATACGGTTCGGCTCTACGGCCTCCGCCTACTGCAAACGCCAGACGGTCGTCGCATCGTCTACGCCGCGCAGGCAGGTAGTCGACGGACGGCAACTTTCTCGCGCGAACTCTCCGAAGCCATCACCACAGCAGCATCGATCGAACTGGAGGCAGCAACAGCCCATGACATTTCCGAGAGCGCAGCCTGAGCCAACGTACCTCAATGCCAAAGAAATCGCGGCTGCGCTGGGTGGAACGGCAAGGGGCAACCAGATATCGGCGCCTGGTCCCGGTCACTCTCGCAGGGACCGCTCGCTTCGCGTCCTCCTGGACCCGTCGGCGCCGGAGGGATTTATCGTCCATCCCCTGGCTGGTGAGGACGCAATCGAGATGCGCGACTATGTCCGTACGAAAGCAGGGCTTCCCGATTGGGAACCGGATCGCCAAGCGCGACCCGCTCCAGCGTCCCACGTTCGTCTTGTTCCTAAAGTTGAACCGCCGAGACCGTTCAGCGATCGCCACCTGACGTCGCGTGGATATCACCATGCGGCGACATACGACTACACATCGGCTGATGGCGAAGTGCTATTCGATGTTCTGCGCTATGAGCACGCGACGGAGCCCAAGACCTTCATCCAGCGGCAGCATGACGGCAAGGGCGGCTATCTCAACGGCCGTGGCGATCCCGTCCTCTATCGAGCGCACGAACTCGCGACGAACTCGACGGACCCGGTCTTCGTTGTAGAAGGAGAGAAGGACGCGGATCGTCTAGCTTCGCTCGGTTACCTGGCGACGACTGTTCCGAATGGCTCTTGGCCGGAAGATCTATCGGTTCTGTCGGGTCGCACGGTGTACGTATTGGCCGATAACGACACCACCGGCGACAAGAAGGCGGCCGCAGCCATCGATCGCCTTTCGGGCATTGCTACCGCTTATCGGATTGACCTTCCAGACCTCCCGCCAAAGGGCGACGTCAGCGATTGGCTCGACGCGGGGCATTCTCAAGATGAATTGGAGGAACTGTGTCTGGCGGCCGCGCCAGTGCCGGCCAACGACAACACGCCAGCCGCCACGCCGGTTTCCATCTTCGAATGGACTGTGGACCGCTTCATCGGTGAGGCGCCAGCGGTTCAATACCTCGTCGACGGCGTAATTCCCCTGGGCATTCCAGGAATGGTCTCGGCTGCCGGCGATACAGGAAAGTCGTTCGCGCTTCTCGAGCTCCACCGACGCGTGGCTTTCGGGTCAGGTCTGTACGCTCCTCCGATATTTGGGGGCAAAGTGGTGGGCGAGGGCGCATCAGTAATGATCACCAGCGAGGACGACGCCAATGAAGTCCATCGTCGCATCTCAGCTCTCGACGCAAAGGGTGAGCGTTTTGGTAGCGCTGGCAAACGCATGATCGTTGTTCCCTTGCCTTCGGCCGGTGGAGCGAGAGCGTTCTGGAAAGAGGATCGCAAGCACGGTCTGATCGAAACCGATGACTTCAAGCGAATTTGCGATCAGCTCAAGACCGTCGAAGGTCTCCGGTTGGTGACATTTGACCCCTTGGCAAGCTTTGCCCATCTGCCCCTCAACGAGGATCCGACGGCGGGCCAGTTCGTCTGCTCCTCGTTAGCTAGGCTTGCCACGGAAACGGGTGCGACGGTTTTGACGGCGCATCATATGCGCAAGTCCAAGGCACCGATCGAGTCACTGGCTGATGCGCGAGAAGCAATCCGCGGCAGCACTGCACTCGTCGACGGGCTCCGCCTCGCGTACGCCATGTGGCCAGCGGACGAGGCGAGGGCAAAGCGAACCTGCAAATCCCTTGGCATTGAGTATCAGCCGAACCGCATTGTTCTCGGGGGTGTCGTCAAGGCCAACGGCGCCGCTCGGCGAATCCTCAGCACATATGCCCGCAGTGACAACGGCCTACTCATTGACAAGACTTCTGGCTTGGGGGCCACGGCGCCGGCCCAGGATGATCTCCGCGCCGCATTGGTGATAGCTGTCGAAGCGGCCGCTGCGGCTGGTGCTCCGTTCACGAAGACAGGCGCAAGCGGCCTGTTCGAGATGCGCGAGCGCCTACCTGATGACCTGCGTAGGATTGCCAAGGGCCGCCTCGACGCCTTGGCGTCGGAAGCGCTTGAGCGGGGCGAGATAGTCAGGGCCGCGGCTCGAGGCGAAAAAGCCGCGAAGTGGCTCGATGTACCCGGTGGATTGTTCGCCATCGGCTTGGGAAATTTCACTTCCGGCGCGCCGCGTTAATCCGTTCCCAACAGCGATTGGGAACGGTCATTCCCATGGGAATGGGAACGTTAAGTCATTGAAAAATAACAAAATCCCGTTCCCATTCCCAGCGTTCCCAAGATTTTTGGGAACGGCTAAGCCATTGAAAACGTAGGCGTTCCCAGGTTCCCAGCATTTACCCTTCTTACAGAAGGGGAGGCGCTGGGAACGCCATCCCCGAATTGGAAGGAGGAAGTCATGATCCGCATCAGATCCTACGCCACTCAAGGTGGACCATTCCCGGGCCGCGGCGCGGCACCTGAAATGAAGCATGACAAGGTGCTGCCTCGCGGGCAGCGTGCAGGTTTCGAGGCGCTGAATGATGCCGCTGCGATGCGGCCCACGATAACCGATGCCGGTAGTCTTCTAGCTGCGAATGACAATGAACCGGCGCGCGCATCCACACAAATATGGTCCAGCAAGGAACTCAGACTCACAAAGGGCCAAGCTGCATTTCTCGGTGCCCGCCGCAACAGCATCCATCAACGCGTTGACGATCGCACGCAGTTGATCCTGGAAACGCGAAAGATGTTCGGGCCTTGGAAACCGAATGGCGATGGCACGTATTACCTGCCGTTGTCAGCAAAGGGCGAAGCGGCACTGTCACGCTATCGAAATCGGAAAACGAGGGGGAGCAAGTGAAGATGACAAATAACAGTGCGGCAGTGCCGGCGGGATTTTATCGCTCAGTTGTGTTTCCAGGACAAATCTTCAAGAGCAGAACTTTACCCGCGACAGCAAAACCTACCGATGGCGCGAGTGAGAGAACGCCTGAGCAACATCGGGCCGCCGTCGCCGAATGGCGAAAGGCAGCAGCGAAGCACGATCACCTAATCTTTGTCAGAAAGACGAAGATAGAAAAGGCACGGCATCGGGATCTGTCCGAATTGTCCGCATTGTTGGCCATGCGCAGCAGGCCGATAGGCGTTGCCGAAGGTGTCGAGGAGCCGGCCGAAGTTCCAACAATATCGACGAACTGGCGCATCGTTGCTGCTAACGACAACCAGCCGCCTGACGAAGATCAGGGTTTCGGGACCGAACGCGCCATTGAATACGAGCCTAGCCTGGATCTTTTAGAGGCAGAGATTGAACATCTGCCTGTCTGTTATCGCGCGGAGCCAATGGTGCTCGTGCCTGGAAAAAGCAAACCTGAAATTTATCTACTTCGCTGGACCGGCGATGAGCGTGCTGCGGCGATGGCTAGCCGCGATGTGCATTCCATCCCAACCGGTGGTGACGTCGAGTACGGCACGCATGTGGACGAGAGGATGATAGATGGCCAAAAGGTACTCACCCGCCACAAGGTGATTGTCCGCATCGGCCGTCTTCGGTTCAGCGACGGCAGCCAAACGGAGCGCGGTCATAAGCTTGTCATGGACAAGGTCATCGAGGCAGATATCCCGATGCCGGTCGGCGCCCTGCTTGGTAGTCGGGAGAAATCAAAAAGAGACAAAGGATCCGAGGAAGATACAACAGGCAGCAATGCTCACTATCGTTGGATAGTGAAAGGTCGCGTAGCCACGCCGCCTAAACTTCATCCCAAGAAAGGGGAGCGGCTTGCCGCCTCCAAGGACGAAGCGCGCCGAATGCTTGCTGCTGCCTACGCCAACACGCCGGTTCTGCCGGAGATCAAGCGATACGCTGACGGATTTCCGTATGGTCCAACGAACCTCCGCCAACTCTTCATCGGCGGCCGAAAAGGCAAAAAGGGCGAAAGCGGAAGCCAAGCGTGGGCCGACATTTTCACTCAGCGGGAGAATCGCGAGACATTCAATCGAGGCCTCGATGCTATGCAGGACAACCACGTCCGCATCCTAACTGAAGCGATGAGTGCCAAGAGCTTGGCCGAACTCGGAGAGGCACGCGGCTACCACGGTCGGCATGCCGTGGATGCTGGGCGTCGTCTTCTCCGAGCAGCAAACGACAACTTTATCGAAGCTATGGAACTGGCTCAGTACGCCGCAGAAGGATGAGCAGGGAAGTTTCCTGCGGTTGGTGCCCCTTTACAGGTGAAGGGGATGGTTGCGGCCATTCCCCGCACCTTTCCGGGCGCACAGATTGTTGCGACGGAGCCTCGGCCAGAGATGAGCCGGGGCTAACTATTGATGTGTTGCGGCCGTAGCGCGAACTGCTGCCGATCGGCGATATGCCCACATCAACTTCATTGGCAGTTATAGGGCATGGCCCACGACTTCGCCTCGTTGACCGGTCTCGGTCCTGCGGTGGCTGCCATCTACCATTACCGCAGCGCGCCTCCTCTCGCGACGCGGTAATCCTGCGCCAGGTTGAGCGCCTAGTCCAAGGCTATGCCCTTGCTCGGCACTCCCTGGCGCTTTCGTTTCATGGGTTACCGGGTGCAAATCGGGCAGACGGGTTGATCGCCGTCTAGCGTGTGGCGTTCCCTTGCCGGCCATCCGTGGCTTCGGGTCCACACTTCGTTTCATGCGGGGTAGAGCAGCATGGTAGCTCGTCAGCCTCATAAGCTGAAGGTCGCTGGTTCAAGTCCAGCCCCCACAACCAAGTACACCAAGGCAGCTTGGCATCACCTATATCAGACGGCAGCATGGAAGAGACTGCGCGAGCATCAGCTTTCAATGCAGCCGCTATGTGAGTTCTGTCTGATCACTGAGGACATCACCGCTGCCGAGGTTGTCGACCATATCAAGTCGCATAAAGGCGATCTTGAATTGTTTTACGATTCATTGAACCTCCAATCACTATGCAAGCACTGCCATGACAGCGCGAAGCAGATGATCGATCGAGGCAAGAAGGTTGTGACCTACGGCGTCGATGGATACCCGATCGAGATGGGTTGACCAAAATTGTTGCATTTAGGCAACAGGTGGAGGGGGTGGGTCGACCTTCGACCCTCTCTCGGCCCGTACCCGCGTCCCAACTCAACGTTAGTGCTAATACAGTTTTTTCCATGAGGAATTTCCATGGCCAAGCGGAAAGCTCGCATCGACAGCGCCGCTGAGGCCGTCCGCGTGATGGCCAAAGCTGCGGCTGAGATTCAGCCTCCAGGCAATGTTCCCCTTGACGCGGAGGATCTGCCATTTTTCCGAAACGTTATTTCAGAATACGCGCGGTCAGACTGGTCTGCCCATCAGCTTGAGCTTGCCGCGATGCTAGCTCGCACCATGGCCGATCTGACCAGAGAGCAGAAGCTTTTGCGCGATGAAGGTGGCGTGGCCTACTCCGAAAAGGGCACGCCGGTCGCAAACCCGCGAAAATCAATTGTGCAGATGCACGCCAGCTCAATCCTGTCGTTCCGACGGTCGTTGTCGCTCCACGCGCGTGCGCAAGCGGGCGAGGCGAGGGACGTAGCGAAACGTCGAGGGGCAGCCAAGGAAATCGAGGGTGACAATCCCCTAGAGGACGATCTGCTGGCGCGACCGGACTAGCAAAGTGAATGGCAAAGAAGCCGAAGCCGAAGACCCGCGGCGAGCGCGTGATCGCGTTCATCGAGCGTTACTGCCTGGTGCCTGAAGGCACACTGCTCGGCAAGCCAGTGAAGCTTCTGCCGTTCCAGCGCAAATTCATTCTGGCCGTCTATGACAACCCGATGGGGACGTCGCGCGCCTATCTATCGATTGCCCGTAAGAACGGCAAGACAGGCTTGATTGCCTGTCTGCTGCTGGCGCACATCGTCGGGCCTGAGGCGTACCAAAATGGCCGCATCGTCTCCGGCGCCAGATCGCGCAAGCAGGCGGCCGAGGTGTTCAACTACGCCGCCAAGATGGTGATGATGTCGTCGGAGCTTTCGAAGCTCGCGCGCATCGTGCCGTCAGCCAAGATGATTGTCGGCTTGGCGAAGAACGTAGAATATCAGGCAAGCTCGGCTGAGGCCAAGAGCGCGCACGGCGGATCGCCTATCCTGGCCATTCTCGACGAGGTCGGCCAGATCAAAGGCCCGACCGACGATTTCGTCGAGGCCATCGAAACATCGCAGGGCGCCTATGAGGGGCGCGCCATGCTATTTGCGATCTCGACGCAGGCTGCCACCGACAACGATTTGTTTTCTCGCTGGATTGATGACGCAGAGACGTCGAAGGATCCGCGCATTGTCAGCCACATCTATACCGCGCCGGCAGAATGCGAGCTCGATGACCGTAAGGCATGGGCGGCAGCAAACCCGGCGCTGGGCGTGTTCCGATCAATCAAGGATGTCGAAGACTTCTCTCTCCTGGCGAGCCGCATGCCCAGCAAGGAGGCCAGCTTTCGTTGGCTGTTCCTAAATCAGCGAATTGATGCGTCGGCGCCGTTTGTCGCGCCTGCTGTCTGGCGCGCCTGTGATGCGCCGATCGACGATTTCGACGGCCTGCCTGTCTTTGGCGGGCTTGACCTTTCTGAAGTGTCAGATTTGACCTCACTGGTGCTTATGGCGCCTCGCGATGGCGTCTGGCATGTGAAGCCGACGTTCTGGTTACCAGGCGAGAGCCTGCGGGAGAAGGCGAAAGCCGACCGCGTTCCTTATGACGTGTGGCACGGCCAGCAACTGCTGGAGACCACACCCGGGCCGACGGTCGACTATGAGTTCGTCGCGCATTACCTGCGCGGGCTGTTTGATCGTCTTGATATCCGCAAGATAGCTTTTGACCGCTGGAACTGGCGGCATCTGAAGCCGTGGCTTCAGGCCGAGGGCTTCACTGATGAGCAGCTTGAAGGTGACGCGGCGGTGTTCGAGCCATTCGGGCAGGGCTTCGCTTCCATGTCGCCGGCGCTGCGTGAACTAGAAAGCCTGATCCTCAACAAGAAGATTGCCCATGGCGGGCATCCTGTCCTGACGATGTGCATGATGAATGCGACCGTCAAGCCTGACCCATCCGGAAACCGCAAGCTCGACAAGCAGAAGTCGCGTGGACGTATCGACGGCGCAGTCGCGCTGACCATGGCGACAGCGATGGCTGGCACGTATGAAGGTGCGGCTGATATGTCGAGCCCTTGGGATGACCCGGAATTTTCCATTACAAAGGCGGCATAATGGCCATAAAAGACTGGTTTAGCCGCCGAAACGCGGAACAATCTCAGGAAACGCGCGCAACCATAGAAAATCCAACGATCCCGGTAAGTGCCGACAATTTCCTGGCGTTTTTCGGCATCAATTCGGCCAACTTGCCGGCCGTTACGGTCGACAGCGCGTTGACGGTGCCGGCTGTGTGGGCCGCCGTTGCGTTTCTGTCTCGCACGCTGGCCGCACTGCCGCGGCACGCATATCGCGACACTAAGGCGGGCGCCACGCGCATTACCGGTCGCTTGGAGACGGTGGTCAACATCGCGCCAAACGACGGAATTGGCTCTTTCGCCTTCTGGCAGTGGTTCTGGCAGCAGGTTTTTACCCACGGCCGCGGGCTGGCTTACATCGAGCGCACGCCGCAAGGCGTGGATTCGCTGTGGCAGATGGACCCGACGAAGACGACCGTCAAGCGCGTCGGCCTCAAGGTCACATACGACTACGAGGGCAAGAGCTACGACGCGGCGGACGTCATTGACGTGCCGTTTATGCGTCGCAGTTGCGGATTGAGGCACTATGGGCCAATCGCGCAGGCGTCTAAGGCGATCCAACTCGCCATCGCCATGAACGATTATGGCTCGAATTTCTTCGCTGGTGGTGGTGTTCCGCCGCTCGCGCTGAAAGGTCCGCTGCCGGCCAGTGGTGAAGCGCTCAAGCGCGCCCAGGCCGATATCAAGCGAGCAGTCGACGCTGCGAAGGGTGCGGGGGAATCTGTTTTCCCAATTCCGCCGGGTTATGACCTTACGGCAGTTGGCCTCGATCCTGCCAAGGGGCAGATGATCGAAGCAAGGCGCTTCCAGGTCGAGGAGATCGCCAGAACCTACCAGCTTCCGCCGGTATTCATGCAGGATCTTACGCGCGCCACTTTCAGCAATGCAGAGCAGCAGGATTTGCATCTCGTCAAGCATCTGATTGGCCAGTGGGCCAAGGCGCTTGAGGACGAGATCAATCTGAAGTTCTTCGGGCGGGCGGCAGGCAGTCGCTATATCGAGCACAATCTCGACGGACTTCTCCGCGGCGACTTCAAGACCCGCATGGAAGGCTATGGCATCGCGATCCAGAACGCCATCCGCACGCCGGACGAGGTTCGCAAGCTTGAAAACCTGCCAGCCAAGGGCGCAGAGGCGGAAAAGCTTCATATCCAAGGGGCAACCGTGCCGCTTGGATCGCAGCAGACGAAGTCGGCAACCAAGCCGACCGATCCGCCGGCCAATGACAACAACGATAATGAGGCCGAGGCCGCATGAGCGAACTAGAGAAGCGCATAGCGCAACAAATTGAGCTGCGCGCCGATGACGGCACGCGGACGCTCACTGGCTACGCCGCGAAATTCAACATTCCTACTGGCATTGCCGACTATTTCGTGGAGCAGATCGCCCCTGGCGCGTTTACCGAAACGATCAAGGGCGATGTGCGGTGCCTCTTCAACCACGATAGCGATAATGTCCTGGGCCGGACGACGAGCGGCACGCTTCGTCTATGGGAGGACGAAATTGGCCTACGTTTCGAGGTGGACCTTCCTGACACAAGCCTGGGCCGCGACATCGGCAAGCTAGTAGAGCGCCGCGACATCAGCGGATGCTCTTTTGGTTTCAGGGCAGTCAAGCAGACTTGGGACGATACCACCCATCCACCCGGCCGCACGCTTGAGAAGGTTGAGATCAGCGAGATTTCAATCGTCACTTTCCCCGCTTACCCGGATACGTCCGTCGGTCTCCGGTCGCTTGAGGCGATCAGGGCAGAGGCGAGGGAAGACGAGCGACGCAAGGCAGAAAACGCCGCAGCCGCCGCTCGCCGCGTCGCCGAGAAGCGCGCCGCAATGGAGCAAAAGATTCGTGGCATCCGGCAGGACGCTGCGTAGTCACCCGGCCACCTGCCGGAGGGCCGGACAGACGTCCTGCCATCACCACCCCAAAACATAGATCCATTTTTGGAGACTTGCATGACTCTCACTGAGCTGCAGGAAAAGCGCGGCCGTCTTGTAACGGAAGCCCGCGCCGCCCTGGACGAAATCAAAAAGAACACAGACGAAGCCCGCTCCGTCGAGCTCGAACAGCGCCACGATACAATCATGGCAGAGTTCGACCGCGTTGAGCGCAATATCAAGCGCGAAGAAGACCAAGCCGCACTCGAAGCGCGCTTCGCTGCCCGGCAGGATGAAGACCGCGCGAAGAAGCGTCCCGGCGCCGCCGGCGAAGCTCGCGCTGCTGGTTCTGAGACCGGCGAAAAAGCCGAGTATCGCGAGGTCTTCTTCAAGTTTCTCGCCAACGGCGCGGAAATTGGTAACCTCGATGCTGAGGAGCGCAAGGTTCTGCGCGCCGGTGTCGAGAATATCGAACAGCGTATCCAGACCGGTGGCACGAACACTGCCGGCGGCTATACCGTGCCGGTCGAGCTGCAGAACATGCTCGTTCGCTCTATGAAGGCGTGGGGTCCGATGTACGATGGCAGCATCGTCAGCGAGCTCGTCACCAATGCCGGCAATCAGCTGCCAATTCCCACGACCGACGACACCGGCAAGACTGGCGTTCAGGGCACGGAAGGCACCGCGCTGACTGACGACGGTTCTGCCGACGCCGTCTTCGGCCAGAAGCAGCTCGAGGCCTACGACTTCAACACGAAGTTCGTGAAGTTCTCTTGGCAGCTCGCGCAGGATTCCATTTTCAGCATGGAAACTCTGCTGGCCGACCTGCTGGGCGAACGTCTCGGCCGCCTCGCCAACGCACAGCTGACGACCGGCACTGGTTCCAGCGCACCGAACGGCATTGTGACGGCGGCCAGCGCAGGCAAAACTGCCGCTTCGGCAACCGCGATTGCTGCCGACGAGATCATCGATCTGTCGCATGCAGTCGACCCGGCATACCGCATCTCGCCGAAAGTCAGTTTCATGTTCAACGACCTGACGCTGGCGGCCATCCGCAAGCTGAAGGACGGCCAGGGCAACTACCTCTGGCAGATGGGCAACGTCAAGGAAGGCGCTCCCGGCACACTGCTCGGCTATCGCTACGCGATCAACCAGGCGATGGCGAACATCGCAACCGGCAACAAGACCATCCTCTTCGGCGATCTCGGCAAGTACTGGGTCCGTAAGGTCGGCAGCCCGGTTATCGGCGTTCTCCGCGAACGTTTCTGGCCGGATCTCGGCATCGCCGGCCTCATCCGGTTCGATGGTGAGCTGCTCGACACGGCAGCCGTCAAGTACCTGGTGCAGGCCTAATCAATGGGCGGGCTGGCTTCGGTCGGCCCGCATCCATTTCTGGAGGCGAGATGCTTTTGAAAATGATTGCCGGCCTGTCCGGTTCGGAATTCAGTTTGTCGCCAGGTGACGAGTACGAATTCGATGACGATGAGGCGGGGCGCCTCATCGCGGCAGGCTTTGCCGAGAAGGCAGGCGCCGAACCCGCGCCGACCAAGACCAAGAAGGGCAAGGCGAATGTGGTATCCACCGAAGGTAACGCAAGCGCCGACTGATCCGGTTTCCGTCGAGGAAGCAAAGCGGCAGTGCGTCGTTCTCCATAACGACGATGACGCACTTTTCGCGGCGCTGATCTCCGCCGCTCGCGACTATGTTGAGCGGTATTGCAATACGCCTCTTGCGACACAGACCGTCGAGGTGAAGTGCGACGGCTTTTGCGACTTCGATAGGCTTCCAGTGGCGCCGGTGCAGTCGATCACATCCATTGCATATGTGGCCACAGACGGCACAGACTCGACCGTTGTTGCGGGAGATACCGAGCCGCGGCTTGATGGCCTCGAGGCTTCGATCGTGCCGGCATACGGCAAGCAGTGGCCGGCGCCACGCAACGGGTCGCGCATCACGCTGACTGCAGTCGTCGGTTACGTCGCTCTGCCGCCATCCATCAAACACGCAATGCTGCTTTGGATCGCTGAAGCCTACGAGAGGCGCGAGAACGATGCGCTGCCCGGGTGGTCTGCATTCGACGTACTGCTTTGCAATTATAGACGCGGCGCGTAGTCCGCAGGAGAACCACCAATGGCAGATCTCGTAATTACCGCGGCTAACGTCGTGGCTGGCGCGGACTCGTCCGCTGTCACCGGCGTCGCCGGTGAAACTATCGCGGCCGGCAAGGCCGTATACCTTAGCTCCACCACCAAAAAGTGGATGCTCGCAGATTCGAACTCGGCAACTGTTGAGGCTCGCAAGGCAACGGCAATCGCCCTGAATGGCGCCTCGCTCAATCAGCCAATCGCCGTCCACAAGAGCGGCGACATCACCATTGGCGCCACGCTGACTGCTGGAACGGCATATTTTCTCTCGGATACCGCGGGCGGCATCTGCCCGTTGGCAGATGTCGGCTCTGGCGAATACATCTGTCAGCTTGGCCTGGCGAAGTCGACGACCGTGCTCGCAGTCGATATTCAATTCCCGGGCGTCGCCCTCTGATGCCATGGGTTCGCTTTACAGCGGACATGGACTGGAAGCCTAAACCGGCCGTTACCATCGCCTACAAGGCAGGAATGGTGCGGCTGGTTACGCGCGCTTGTGCAGCGAAGGCCACAGACGCCGGCAAGGCAGAGAAGACCGAAAGGCCATGCAATGACGGCAGGAAAACTTAGGTCTCGGCTGCAGTTTCAAAAGCGTGGCGAGAGCGACGATGGATTCGGCAATACGGTGACCGGCGAATTCGAGACGGTGTTCATTGATGCCGCCGAGATAATCCCGCGCATGGGGTCCGAGACCGCGATGGCCAGCCGGTTGCAGGGCATTCAGCCATACACCATACGCGTCCGCTCATCATCGCAGACCAGAGAGATTGGCGCGACGTGGCGCGCCGTCGATCAGCGTTCGTCGACGGTCTACTCGATCGTTTCACCGCCGACCAATCTCGACCAGAAGAACGCTTATATCGAATTCCTCGCGACAACCGGCGCGCAGACAGACGCATGACCATCAAGGGATTGAAGGAACTGCAGCGCAAGCTTGATCGCTTGCCGCAGGTTGCCAAGGTGCGCATCCGAGAGGCGATGGAGCAGGGCGCCAGCGAGATTGTCACGATGATGCGGTCGCTTGTGCCGACAGACAGTGGTGATCTTCGCGATAGCATTGCGTGGACGTGGGGCAGGGCTCCAAAAGGTGCTCTGACGCTGGGCAAGGTGCAGTCAGTTGGCGGTGATTTGACCATCACCGTCTATGCTGGCAACGCGACCGCGTACTACGCTCGTTTTGTGGAATTTGGCACAGCCTCGCATGCGGCCGGCGGCAAATTTGCCGGAGCTACTATTCCTGCCATCCCTGCGTCACCCTTTTTCTTTGTGAGTTACAGGGCCAATCGCAAAAAGATCAAAAGCCGCATCACGCGCGCGATTAATAAGGCAGCCAAAGAGGTTGCGGCCGGGAGCTAAACTTGGATCCAATCTTTGAGCTCAAGGCCGCGGTGATAGCGCGCCTGCGCGCAGACGTGGCCGTTTCTGGATTTGTCAGCACCAGGATCTTCGACAGGCCGCCAGACGGGGCTGTCGCTTCACCATACATTTCCATGGGTCCGTGGGACGCGACGACGGACGGAGCGGACTGCATCGATGGCATGGAAATCAATATGCAAATCGACTGCTGGTCTTGGGGCGGCGGCGAGGCATTCAGCAGCGCCGAGGTCAGCAAGATCGCTGCCGCGGTCCGATCATCTCTTCATGAAGCTGAATTTGAACTGACGCAGAACGCGTTGGCGACAATCAACCACCGCATCACGCGTTACCAGCGCGAGAGCGACGGCGCCACCAATCGCGCCCTCATCACCATCACGGCATTCGTCGAGCTACCGTAGCGCGCGGCCGGATAACCAACACCACATTTTTGGAGACCACGATGGCTACGCCAGTAACGGCACGCTTCGGCAAATTTCGCGTTCTACTCGGTTCCGGCTCCGGTCCGATTGTCTACGCCGCACCTTGCGGCTTCACTTCGAAGTCGCTTTCGCTGACAAAGTCGCTTTCGGAAGTCAGCCTCCCAGACTGCGATGAGCCCGATGCTCCTATCGTGCTGGGTCGAGACGTCGAGAGTATTTCGGCATCCGTGTCGGGCGAGGGCGTTCTTGCTGCGGCAGCCGTCACTACCTGGCTGGATGCTTATGAAAGCACCGAATCTATTCCGGTTAAGATCGAGATCGAATTCTCGTCCGGCACGGTAACATGGACCGGCAACATGCATGTGGAGTCGCTTGAACTCGGCGCAGAGCAGGGCGGTCGTGTCACACTGAACGTTTCGATGCAGAGCGACGGCGCGCTTGTTCGTACGGATACTCTCTGATGTCTCGTGATGCTTCAATCACTCTTGATTGGGCCGACGGAACTTATGGCTTCTCAATGAGGTGGGGCGAACTCGCCCTGCTTCAGGAAGCCACGGACACCGGCCCGTATGTCATTTTCCAACGGCTGCACTCCGGCGCTTGGCGTATCCAGGATCTATCCAATATCATCAGGCTCGGGCTGATCGGCGGTGGGATGACGCCCACTGACGCGCTCGCGAAGACGCGGGCATACGTCGAAAATCGCCCTCCACTCGAGAACCTGCCTTTTGCTGTTGCCATCCTATCCGCCGCGCTTCTCGGTGCTCCGGATGAACCGCTGGGGGAGCACGAAGCGCCAAGTCTGATGGGCCAATAGACGACTTGCCGAACGGCAAGATCAGGTTTGGCGCCATATACGGAACCGGCGCCGTTCTCGGCTTCACTCCTAACGACATAAAGGCCCTGTCGATGTGGGAATTCATGGCCGCCCTGGAATGGTACGTGAAGGCAAACAGTTCGGATGATGGCAAGATGACATCGGCAGAGGTCGAAGACGTCTGGAAATGGATGCAGGGGATGGAAGGCTAGGACTTAAAAAAGCTTTCCGGAAGGCAGGTCACGGAGCCGGCAGCGCCAATAGCGACAGTTATAGCCATAAGCTCTCGCTTCTTTTCTTCGCAATCCTGCTTCGACAGACCCCGCGCGGCCTCTCGTTCAGTATTCCCCGTCGCCTGAATGAGCCTGTAGGTCTCCACCTGCGCCGCAGACGCAGAAAGAAAAGCAATCGCCACCAAAACAAAAAGCCTCATCTGCGCCCCCCTTAACACGGGATTCCATGACGATAATTCAAAAATTTGTCCAGTATAATCTAGCAGGAGAAGCTAGTGGCCGCGACCGACCTAGAGCGTCTTGTTGTCCAGCTCTCTGCTGACATCAAGAAATACGAAAATGCGATGAGCCGCGCGCAGGGCGTTGCCAACCGGCAACTTGGCGCGATCGAGAAGAAGACCGACGCTGTCAGCAAGGGCATTGGCTTTTCTTTCGCCAAAGCGGGCGTTGCAATCGCCGCCGGCCTGGCAACGGGTAAGATCGCTCAGGAGATACTGAAGTTGTCCGAGGCGGCAACAAGAATCGACAATTCTCTCAAGGTCGCCGGACTATCTGGCTCGGAACTTGAGAAGGTTTATCAGAGCCTCTCGAAAGCGGCGCTCGCGAACGGTGCTCCCATCGAAACGCTGGCGACGCTATACGGCCGCGCAGCGCAGAGCCAAAAGGAACTTGGCGTTTCTTCCCAGGAGTTGCTTGGCTTCACCAGCAATGTAGCGCTCGCGTTGCGCGTCGCCGGCACCGACGCTACAGCGGCGCAGGGTGCCCTGCTTCAGTTGGGGCAGGCCCTCGGATCTGGAACAGTCCACGCGGAGGAGTTCAACTCCGTTCTTGAGGGCGCGCCAACCATCGCGCAGGCGGTTGCCGCGGGCCTAAAGGAGGCCGGTGGATCCGTTGCCCAGTTGAAGCAGTTGATTGTCGACGGCAAGGTCTCTTCGGAGGCGTTCTTCCGCGCGTTCGAGGCCGGCGCCCCCATCCTCGAGCAGAAGGCGGCAAGCGCAACTCAGACGGTCGCGCAAGCCACAACCAATCTGCAGACCGCGCTAATTGATGTTGTTCACGAGTTCAATAACTCTACAGGTGCCAGCGAGAAATTCGCCGGCGGCATTAATACCGCCGCGAATGCGATCTACTCGTTTGATGTGTCGGGGCTGATTGAGAAGATACGGTCTGCAAAAGCGGAGTTCGACAGCTTTCTTGGGAGTGTAGGAAATGCCGACGCCTTCAAATCGCTGAATGAGGCTCTCGGCGTTACGGATAGCGATGGCAACGTCATCAATGTAGACGCAACTGAGGCAAAAGAAGAGACGTCTAGCCTGGATAAAGAAGTTAAGCTTCTTCAGGAACGCATAGCCCTCAATACCTCGCTGGGTTTCGACAACACCGACGCAATCGCACGACTGAATGAAGTCCAGGCCAAACTTGCTCAGGTTCAGGCCGCCGCCGCCAATATTCCCGCGACCGTATCCGGCCTAACCGTCGGTGAGAACGGAATTGAGCCCGTTAAGCCGAAAAAGGCCGAGCAGTTTGGGCCATTTGAGCAGTTCGGGCCGTTCAAACCGACCGAAGTAAAGCCAGTTTCGATCGCCGACTTCAAGCCCGCAATCAGCAAGGGTGGTGGCGGCGGCAAAAGTAAAGGTCGCGGCGGTGGCGGCGGTGGCGGCGGCGGTGAAAGCGACTACCAGCGCGAGATCGATCAGATCAAGGAGCGCACGGCCGCCGTCCAGGCGGAAGCGGCGGCCCAAGCAACGGTAAATCCGCTGATCGACGACTACGGGTTTGCCTCCGAGCGAGCTCGAGCAGCATCCGACCTCTTGACCGCAGCGCAGAAATCCGGCCTCGCGGTCGGAAAAGAACTAAAGGACGTCACGCAACTACTGTCTGGCAACTTCGATGGGCTATCACCCTCGGCTCGAGAGCAGGCGCAAGCCATGCTTGACCTTGCCAATGGCTATGCGTCCGCAAGTTCGGAAGCGGAGCAACTCGCTCATAGCCAGGACCTGGTTCGCCAGAGCGCAGACGATTTCAAGTCGCTGGCGAAGGATGTGGTTGGCGGCTTTATCTCGGATCTCCGCGAAGGCAAGTCGGCGTCCGAGGCACTTGCCGGCGCCCTGGACAAGGTAACGGAAAAACTGATCGACATGGCGCTCAATGCGGCATTCGATGGCCTGTTTGGCGGCGGAGGGATTGGCGGCCTGATGAAGGGTTTCGGGGGAGGCGGCTTCAACGCTGCCACTGCTTCGCCAGGACTTTGGTCGGACGGTGGTTATACTGGGCCAGGTGGCAAATATGAGCCGGCCGGTATCGTCCACAGGGGCGAATACGTCATGGACGCCGACGCTACCAGGCGGATCGGCGTCGAGAACCTTCGCAAATTGCAGGGCTACGCCAGCGGGGGCTTCGTCGGAGCTCCTTCGCTTCCGAAGTTAGCTGGCAACAAGTCGACAGGTGACAAGGAGGTTTTCGTGAACATCACGAACAACTCGTCCTCCCAGATCAAGCAGCAATCGAAACAATCAGCCGGCAGAGCCCAGGTCGATGTTCTGGTCGACGACCTGGTCGCTGACAAGATGTCGACACCAGGCTCGCGGTCTCGAGGGGCAATGGCTTCGCAGTTCGGGCTCAAAGGAGGGCTAGCAAGACGATGACGGTTCCCATTTGGCCCGATGCGCTACCTCAGTGCTTTACCACAACATCACATGAAGAAGAGGGCGCAGATAACGTTCTGCGCTCCGAAAACTCGATCGGGCCAGCAAAGACCCGGCAACGCACCACGGCAAATGTCTCGAAAGAGAGTGGTCAGATGGTCATGAGCGCGGGGCAATACAAGGCGTTCAAGTCTTTTGTCAAAACCGACTTGCTCGATGGCGCCGAGGCGTTTCTGTTTCCCGATCAACTTGGGGGATTGGCGAATCTCGTTCGTATCGTGAGCCCGTACAAAGCCAGCCGAACTGGTGCCAAGTGGTATGTGTCGCTGGCGCTCGAAGTGCTCCCATAAGGAAACACCATGGCCCGTAACCTGTCGCCCGGCTTCATCGCCGCGCTTTATTCGCAGGAATCGGATGAAGTCATCATCTGCCTCCTGACGGTAACGCACGACGATCTCGAAGAGCCGATCTACCTCTCGAGCGACGCCACAACTCGCCTGTCGGACGATCCATTGGTTTACGGAACGGAGAGCCGGGGTGAGCAGTACATCTTCCTGCCATTTGATTTCACGCTTCCGGATGACCGCGGCGACAGTCCGCCCCGCGTCCAATTGACGATGGACAACATCGATCGCTCGCTCGTTACTATCCTGCGCAGCTTTCAGACGCCGCCAAGCATTATGCTGGAAATCATCCTTGCGTCCGATCCCGACGCGGTCGAGATCACGATGCCATTGCTCCAGATGTCGGACGCGACGATTGAGGATCACACGATCTCGGTGACCCTCGTGGCCGACGGTCTGATCAATGAGCCGCATCCAGCTGGCCAGTTCACGCCGGGCGCATTCCCAGGACTGTTCTGATGGAACGATATATCGGGATCCCCTACGTGCCCCACGGCCGAGGCTATGACGGGGCGGACTGCTGGGGCGTTCTTTACCTCTTTTACCGCGACGTTCTTGGAATTCTGCTGCCCACTTATGTCGCCGAGATGGAATCAAGGCGTTTTGACAGTCGCGATATCGGGCCGCTGATGAAGGCGGAGCGCGAGCGCGATTGGGCTCAGGTGGAAACTCCTGCGGTTGGCGATTGCGTCCTGATGCGCGCCGGCCGGCACGACAGCCACGTGGGGATATTCGTCGGCGCCGGGCGCATGCTGCACTCGGAAGGGCCGCACCCCTCTCAAATTGAACGGATGGCCGACGTGCGATGGCGCGACCGGATCACCGGGTTCTACAGGATAATCCATGTTGATAGCCCGCAACGTGACGCCCCAGATCATCGGGCCGAACGAGATGGTGAACGTCTATCTGCGCCGCTCTCCTCTCCGTGAGCAGAGAGAGCACTTCGAAGTTCCGGCATGCCTGTCGATCGTAGAGATCATCTCCTTCTGCGGGATTGAGCCAGTCCGACTGCACGTTACCATCGGCGGCCACCCCATCGAGCCGAAGAACTGGGCGCGCGTGCGCGTAAAGCCTGGCGTCTCCGTCACTATCGTTAAGGTGCCGGGCAAGGGCGCGTTGCGTGCGATTGCCGGCCTGGTTATTGCCCTTGTTGCGGCGGTGGCTGCTCCGTGGCTGGCCGGCGCCGTACTGGGATTTACCGGAGCCGCAGCCAGTGTCGCGACCGGGTTGATTGGGGCCGGCATAACGATTGCCGGTACATTGGCGATTAACGCGCTGTTCCCGGTGGCGAAGCCGTCCAACAACCTGCCCAACACCACAACGCTCTACTCGATCGGCGGCGCGCAGAACCAAGCCGCGCAATACGGCGCAATCCCGGAGATCTTCGGCACACACCGTATTTCTCCGCCCTACGCGGCTGGCGCCTACACTGAGCTGGTCGGAGACGACCAGTATCTGCGCATGCTCTTCGTCGTCGGCTATGGGCCGATCGCCGTTTCCGATCTGAAGATCGGCGAAACCGAAATCTCGAAATTCGAGGATGTCCGCTACGAGATCATCGAGGACCACACCGTCACGCCCGTGACGCTCTATACCAAGCCCGTCTATCAGGAAGACGTGTCCGTTGTCCTGGATGGGCCAACCGGATGGGTGCAGCGGACGACGGCAGATAATGTCGATGAGATCTCGGTGGACGTCGGAGCGCCAAATGGCGTCTACCGGCTCAAGGCAAAAGATGGTTCCCGCGTCAACTATACGGTCACCGTTGATGTTCAGTACAAGCTCTCCAGCGCCAGCACATGGCTGGCACTCGGCACCTTTGATCTGACCGCAAATTCGCCGCAGGCAATGCGGAGGACGCTGAGCAAGGCTGTCGCCCGTGGCAAATATGATGTCCGGCTCAGCAAGTCGTCGCCCGATTACAGCGGGAAGGACAACGTTGTAGAAACCGTGTACTGGACCGCAGTGCGCGGCAGACGCAACGAGCCGGTCATCAGCTTCACGAAGCCGCTGACGCTGATCGCGATGCGGATCAGGGCAACCGGCCAGCTCAACGGTACGGTCAACACGCTCAACTGCATTGCCAGCCCGAAGATCAGGGCATGGAACGGCACGACATGGTCGTCAGGCCAAGTCACCCGCAATCCAGCCGATCACTTCCGGCAGGTCTTGCAGGGCAACGGCAATGCGCGGCCGGTGGATGGCGCATCGATCGACCTCGTCAGCCTGCAGGACTGGCGCGATTACTGCGAGGCGAAGGGGTTTACTTTCGACCTCGTGGCGAACGACCAGAAGTCGGTTTATGACCGGCTCACCGAGATCGCTGCCGCCGGCCGCGCTGCCGTATCGTTTCGCGATGGGCGGTGGGGTGTCGTCTGGGATATCGCGGATTCGCCGATCGTCCAGCACTTCTCGCCGCGGAATTCGGCAAACTTCTCGTCCACACGCGCCTATGTCGACATGCCGCATGGCTTCCGCGTCAGCTTCATCAACCGTGACAACGGCTACCTGAACGACGAGCGCGTCGTCTATGACGACGGCTATAATGAAGCCAACGCCACTAAATTCGAGGGTCTCGACTTTTCCGGCGTCACGGACAAGGACTTGATCTGGAAGCACGGGCGGTACCATCTCGCCCAGCTTCGACTGCAGCGCGAAACCTATTCGCTCGATACCGACTTTGAAAACCTCGTTTGCACGCGCGGCGATCGTGTCCGCGTCAACCATGACGTCGTCTTGTGGGGCGCTGGGTCGGCGAGGGTGCGGTCGGTGACTTCGTCGCCTGATGGTGTCGTCCTCGATGACACGCTGCGTATGGAGGCCGGCAAGACCTATTCCATGCGGTTCCGCCTGGCTGACGGCTCGACGTTGGTGCGTCAAGTCGCTGGCATCGATGGCGAGTTCAGGAGCTTCGCGTTTTCAGACACGGGTGAGCTGCCGGCAACCGGCGATCTTGCTCTGTTTGGCGAGAACGGCTTCGAAAGCGTCGTGCTTCGCGTCAAGAGCGTTTCCGCGCGGCAGGATCTATCGGCTCGCATCGAGCTTGTTGACGACGCTCCGGCGATCCTCACTGCCGACACCGGCACGATCCCGGAGTTCGAGACAGGGATTGCGCCGGTTCCGGATTATCGCGCCTCGGCCCCGACAGGTTTCTCCTATGTCGAGACTGTCTGGACCACGTCGCCGGCTACATCAGCCATCGACATGGCCTGGCAGGCGCCGGATGCTGGCGCTGCTGCCTCGTATATCGTGCAGTACCGGGCGAATGGCGACAGCCAATGGATCACCACGTCGAGCGTCAGCGCGCCGGCCATCCGTCTCGTGGATCTAGCGACGGGCGTCTACGATGTTCGCATCCGTGCCGTCTTCGCGAACGGCGAGCTCTCCGGCTTTCTGACGGCGTCCTTCGTCTGCGCGATCTTTGCTTCGAATCCGGCGGATATCGACGATTTCCGGGTCGCCATCAGCGGCGATGTCGCGATGCTGCAATGGACGCTGCAGGTTGATCAGGCCCTCTCTCATTGCGAGATCCGGTTTTCGCCGGCGGTCACAGGGGCGACGTGGCAGACTGCCTCACAGCTGCGGACCAACGTGGTTGGCTCGCAGGCGCAGGTTCCGGCGATGGTCGGCACCTACCTGATCAAGGCGGTGAACTATGCCGGCCTGATGTCGGATAATGCGGCGCTGGTGGTTAGCACGGTCAATCCACTGACCGCCTTCAACGCTGTCGAGGCATTGCAAGAAGATCCCGGGTTCACGGGAAGCAAGACCAATGTTGTGGCAGCTGGCGGTGCGCTGCGGCTTGATACGGCGTCGGATATCTTCGAGCTCGTCGATTGGTTCTCGGTTGACGACTTCTTTCTGTCGATCGGAGGCTTCCAGGCGGAAGGGACATACGAGTTTGCCGACATCGTCGATCTCGGCGCCGTCTACACGTCGCGTGTCTCGGCCAGCCTCAGCGCCTTTGGTGAAGTTGCAAGCCTTGACCTGTTTACACGTTCCGACTGGTTCGGCGTTCCGGAGTACTTCGGCCTAGCGTCCGACTCCTTGTGGAATGTGCGCGTCGAGGTTTCCTTGACCAACGACAACCCGGCCGGGTCGCCAACGTGGACTGACTGGGCCGAGCTTACGACTGCCGACGTGTCGGCCCGGGCATACCGTTTCCGAGCGCGTCTCCTGTCGCTCCAGTTCGATGTGACCCCAGTGGTCGAATCGCTGGGCGTGACCGTCGACATGCCAGACCGCGTCATTGCCGAGAACGACCTGTTGGTCACGACGTCAGGGCGCACGATCAACTTCTCACCTGCCTACTACGAGCTGAGCGGCATTTCCATCGCCGCGCAGGACCTGCAGACCGGCGACTATTCCGAGATAACTGCAAAGACGGCTTCGGGCTTCACCATCAGATTTAGAAACTCCTCAGGAACGCCAGTCGCGCGGACCTTCGACTTTGTGGCCAAGGGCTATGGAAACTCGTAATGACGCAAGCAACCACCTTTAGTGTTCCGACAACTGGACCCGCGACGCCGTCAGCTATGGCGTCGCGGATCGACGACAATTTCAAGGCCGCCGTGAGCGCTCATTCCGGCGCCTCGCGGCCGTCCTATGCTGTGGCAGGGACTATCTGGATATCGACGGCCACGGCCGGACAATTGAAGCTCTATCTTTATGACGGATCCGACGACATCTTGCTGCTGGTGCTCGACACGGCAACCAATGCCGTGACTTTCAGTGGCCTCGGCACGACAATCAATGCCGCAACAGCAAAGACGGCGCCCACCGGCGCCGACAAGCTGGGGATTTGGGATACTGTAGCTGGCGACACAAAGAGCCTCACGCTGACCGCTCTCAGCACTTGGCTTGCTCCGCTGCTAGGACCGGATTTCGTTCAGGGCGGCATCGCCAGCCCCAACGGATCAAATCCGCTGACGCATCTGGATATTACCGCCTTCACGGTGAAGGCGCTGAGCAAGTTCGCATCCACGGCCAGCACCCTCACCAAGAACATCAATGGCACTTGGGTGGCCGGCAATGGCGGTGGCCTGGACACAGGCACGACGGCGGCGGGCGCCACCTATTTCGTTTATGCGCTTCGCAAACAGTCGGACGGGACGGGCGAGGTGGTGCTCTCGACGTCGCCAACGGTCAGCGGCGTCAATCTCTCGCTGCTGAGCGGCTACGACGTAATGGCGCCGATCGCTGTTGCGCTGACGGATGGCAGCTCGAATATCCGTGAATTCATCATGAATTCTCGAGACGAGTACACATACACCTCGCCGGTCAAGGACGCAGTCAGCGCCGCGATTTCTACGACTTCGGCTCTCCTCGCCATTACCGTGCCTAACGGCGTGAAGGTTAAAGCCAAGCTTCGGATCCAGTTCTCGTCAAGCGCAACAACCAATGCCGCGCTGATACATGATCCGGCCCAAGGGACACTCATCGCCGGCATCGGCAATGACGGCGGCATTGCGGGCGCGATCCAAGTCGCAAGCAACTATGCCATCGGTTCCAGCGACATCTGGACGAACACCAACAAGCAGGTCCGGCAAGTCGCCGGTGCCGCGGGCAATCTCTGGGTGTGGACTGATGGGTTCCACTTTCCATGCAAGAGGATTCCATAATGCCTTACGTGATGCGAAACGCCGATGGCGATATCTGTGGCCTGTTCGAGCAACCGCAGGAAGATTTTGCAGTTGAGCTGCTGGCTGATGACGATCAGGCTGTCATCACCTATCTCAACAAGCCGTTGCCCGTCACCTCGGTCTCGGCGCGCCAGTTTCGAGTGATGCTTCGACGAGCAGGCCTGATCGATGCGGTCAAGGCGTGGGTGGCGCAGCAGGATGGCGAGATGCAGGACGCGTTTGAGTATAGCGGCACGTTCGTGAAGGACAGTCCGATGATGGCCGCCGGCTTTGCCGCCATGGGCTTTTCTGCCCAGCAGATCGACGAGTTCTTCGCCGCGGCGGCTTCTCTCTGACCATCAGGGGATAATATAGCCGGCGTGTATGCCGTAGCGAATGGCTATCAAAAAAGCGCTCCCGATACCGACGGCGAGCAGAACCGCCTTACGTGTTTCGTCCTTTAGCAATTCCAGCCTCCAAAAAGCGAGGAAGTATGCCTTCCGATAAACTCCATTCGAGTTTGAGCGCGGGGTTTAACGTTGGGTGAGGGTATGAGCAAGTGCATTCTCCGCTACATCGCCTACCTACCCGTCAACCTCCTCTTCGTCGGGCTGGCCTATCTGCTTTCGCCATTTCTGGCAGCATGGTCAATGAAGCACGGCCCAGTTCTGCCCGGCCGCTGGCGGTGGTTCTCGACGCTGAACGCTGATCTCGACGGCTACATCCCGCAACGTGTCGCGGGGTTCGACCCTGCAGCCAGGGGCTTCAAACTCTGGTGGCTGCGGACCCGCTGGACATGGCGAAATCCCTGCAACGGCTGGCAATCCGAATTGCTCGGCGTTGAAGACACCAACTCGGCCTTCACTGTAAAGCGTGATATGCCGCTGGCATTCGGCTTCTATCTCAAGCTCTGGCTCGGCTGGAACCCGATCAAGCGGGGCGGCAACTTCTATCCGTTCATGTTTCAGATAGCTCCTAAGCAGCGCTGACCTTTCCGACAATCCGGAGTCTTCCATGGATCGATCGCAATTCTTTGCGACCGTCCGAACCTCTGTGATCGGTGACAGCCCGGCTTGCCGCCTTCCTGAAAACATCGGCCGTCAGTATCGGGTAAGGACATACTTGCGTGGATGGCAGATGGTAACAATCTCCGTGTGAGGACGGTACGGCGGGCGGTACTCCACCAATAGCTGACCGCACTCGTGAACGGTCTTCCTGACATACACCTTTTTAGGGTGGTAAACGACATGGCGCGTAGCCGGGGGCGGGCGATAGCCCTCGATCATATCAGCTGCAAAAACGGGCTGGCACAGGATAGCTGTGGCACTGACAGATAGAATAACGGCTAGTGCTCGAAACATATTTCCCTCCTTGATGGTGTTAGGGAAATATGGCGAAGGGCGAAGATGTCGAGGCTTGGCTACCCCACCTCCCTGACATCATTTGATGCGCGGCCGCGCTAAAAGCCAAGCCGCCTCCTGGATCTCAATGAAGCCGGCGCCGATCAGCGCGCCACGCTGGCAGTCGCCGCCTTCAAGGCCACGCTGAACCTCTAAATCACTCTCAAATCCTCGGAGCCCACCGTGCTTCGCACGCTTTTCACAGGCGCGCGTGACGCTTTCGCGCGCGTGCTCATCCCCGATGCGGCCGCAGTCTACAAAAAAGCCTGGTCGCTCCGCCTCATCGAGCTCGCCGCGGTTGCCGACATCATCCTCAATGTCGTGCCGGTCATCGGCGATTACCTGCCGTGGTGGCTGACGCTTGCGCTGCTTGGCGGCGCATATGTCGCGCGGCTGCTCATCCAAAAGAAGGAGGCACCAGTTGCCGATAAATAAGATTGTCGCCACCAAGCGCGGCAAGTCGGCCATTGCCGCGGCTGTTTTGGCGGCGGTGCTCGCCGGTGGCGGCTCGTATTTCAAAGAGCCGGAGCGACCGGCCGCAGTCATCCTCGCGACCGATACGCTCATCAAGCCGTGGGAAGGCCTCGTACTCAAGTCGCACTGGGATCCCTTCGCTAAGATCTATGACATCTGCCATGGCGAGACCCAGATCGACGGCAAGCCCGTTCCGCCCGGGCTCACGAAAACGCCGGCCGAATGTGACGCCATCCTCGAGGTTCGCGTCAAGCGCGACTACTACGAGCCGCTGGCAAAACAGATCAAGGGCTTCACGCGGTTCCCGATCGGTGTCCAGGCGGCCATGATTTCCGGCGCCTATAACTTTGGCGTATCGGGCATGGTCAATTCGACCGCGGCGCGGCTTGCCGTGCAGGGGCGCTATCGCGAGGCCTGCGAAGCGCAGACGGCTTGGAACAAGGCCGGCGGCCACATCGTGCAAGGGCTGGTCAAGCGCCGAGAGATGGGCGACGCCCAGCGCGCCGGCGAAGCTGAGATCTGCGTGTCGGGGCTTAGCTCATGATCGGGTTCTTAGCAAAGCTCCTGGGCGTCGACAAATGGCTCGTCAGCGTTGTCGCAGCGATGGTTCTGGCCGGCGCCCTACTTGGCGCGGTCGCTTACATCGACCACCGCGGTTACGTCCGGGCCGCAATCGTTTATCAAGCGCGCATCGACAAGCTCGTCAACGACTACCACACAGCGGAGATCGCCGAGACGGAGCGGCAAGTCGCCGCTAACAACGCTGCGAAAGCGCGCGAAGCTGCCCGCATCGCCAAGATGCTAGCCGCCAACTCCAAACTTGAAACCCGAATAAAGGAGCTGGCCAATGAAGCTGCTGCAGATCCTAATGCTGGCGAGCCTGTGCTTCGTTCTCCCTCAGTGCGCCGCATTAACGAAGTCCGTTAAAGTCACGCCCGCGGTACCGCCGCGAATTGCGCGGCCGTCCGACGAGTTGCTCAAGAAGTGCAATCTTCCTGTCGATCTGGGCGATGGCCCGCTTGCGCAGGAGCGACTCGAAAGGCTCTGGATCACCGATAGATTGTCCCTGATCAAGTGTTATCGCAGGAACCTCGCGCTGGTTGATTTCATCCTAGATCGCGACGGACGCCTGACTGCTGTGCCATCGCAGAGGCCGAAGCCATGACCGGACCGGAGATTATGGCCGTTGTTGGCTTCTTCGTGATGCTCATGGGCGCCGGCTGGCGCGTCTGGGCTCGGGTAGAGGCCAAGGTGAAGGTCGCCGAGGACAAGGCCGACAAGAATACGGCCGACTTGGCCCAACATAAGTTGCACACCGCAGAAACATACGTGACGAAGGCCGGCATGCAAGAGCAGACGGGCCAGATCATGAAGGCGATCGAGGGCGTCGGCAATCGCATCGACGGCCTCAACGACCGGTTAGACCGCCTCTACGAAAACCAGCCTCGGCGCACCACGCGCGGCTGACGACCGGCCCAAAGGCCGACGAGCAATCCACAAATTTCAGGAAACTATCATGGCTGCAGAACTTCTCGCGGTGGGCTCCACCGCGGCCAATTCGTCTGACCTTGTCGTTGCCTCCGGATCCACCGTGACCGTTGGCATAAAGGGGGCGACAACCTCGCAGGCTCGAGTACGCATCACGCTCAAGGATGACGCTGGCGGCTACACTGACGTAGGCGAGCTGACTCCGTTCCGACCGGCCTTCGCTATCACTGCGCCTGGCACCTATCGCTTTACCCGCGTTGCCGGAGAAACGT